CGAGGACAACAAGTACGTCATCGAGATGGCGGTGGCGGGTTTCACCAAGCAGGACATCGAGCTCACCCTTGAAGAGAACAAGCTGATCATCAAGGGCAACACCGCCGGTGACACAGAAGACAAGCAGGCCCAGTATCTGCACTACGGCATTGCCAACCGTGCATTTACTCGCCGTTTCACTCTGGCTGATAACGTCGAGATCAACAACGCCGAACTCATCAACGGCATGCTCAAGGTATGGCTCGAGCACATGATCCCGGAAGAGAAGAAGCCCCGCAAGATTGAAGTCAGGGAGACTGTATCCAAGTGATGTCACTCATGGACTTTGTGTCCCATTTTGTCAACGGGGTTCGCGGTACGGTTGCGTTTAACCGCCAGGTCAATGATTTGAACCGATTATCAGACAGAGAACTTCGTGACATTGGGATTCAACGATCCGATATCACAGAACTCTCACAGCAACTTTCAAGCAATAAGTCTGGGACATAAGTAGAAGGGGGCAACTGCCCTCTTCTTTTTATTGGGGGACTTGCATGAAAATCACAAGTAAACAACTAGTATCCTTCTTTAACAAGACCTCTGCTGCAGCCGTAGAGCCTCTGGTTGATGACTTGAACCATGCCATGGAGCAGTTCTTTATTGATACACCACAGAGAGTCGCTGCATTCATGGCACAGCTCGATATCGAATCTGGTGGTCTTAAGGCTCGTGAAGAGAACCTAAACTATAGTGCCAAGCGTTTGACTGAAGTTTTCCCTAGACACTTCAAGGATGTTGATGTCAACCAGTACGACAGAAACCCAGAGAAGATTGCCAATCGAGTCTATAGAGACAGGATGGGCAACGGCTCTGAGTCATCTGGTGACGGTTGGAAGTTCCGCGGTCGTGGGTTCATTCAGCTGACGGGTAAGAACAACTACACCGCATTCGGTAAGGCTATGGGCATGTCGGCCGAAGAAGTCTCAAAGTATATGGAATCCGCCGAAGGTGCATGTATGTCTGCTGGGTGGTTTTGGGAGACAAATAAGTTGAATACAATTGCTGATAGAGGTCAGATCGATGAGATCAGTAGGATCATCAATGCAGGACCAGCCGGATCACTAGCGTCGGTGCACGGTCTTGACAAGCGCAGAGAGTCCTATAAGAGAGCGCTTGACATCTTCCGTTGACTTTTGTGGACTAGGTGATAGATTGAGCAGGTATTGACTGCATCGGAGTTGTTATGGTAAAGTTCTACACCAATGTCTACAGCCGCGGAGACAAGATCTATCTTCGCGGCTACTCTAGTGACAATCGACGAGTCCACGAGATTGTCGACTACAAGCCCTATATGTTTGTCTCGAAGCGCCGTGAGGCCTCGACCCCCTACAGGACACTTGACGGTAAGCCGGTCGAGAAGATGCACTTCGAGTCCATCTCGGACGCTCGGGACTTTGTAAAGCGCTACTCTGACGTGTCCAACATGGACATCTATGGGTTTAACAACTTCAAGTACATGTACATCTACGACAAGTTCCATGGCGAGATGGACTACGATCCAACGTGGATTAACGTGATCGGCATCGACATCGAGACCAACACAGGCAACAAATATTCTGCTATTCCTAATAAGAAAGTCAAGATTAGAAAGAAGGAATATTATAAATAGACATTGAAATAGACAAATTTAAGGGTCTATCAATGTTTAAAGAAGGTTTTTACAAAAAGCTTTATCATTCAATCATAAGCAAAGCTTTGACTAGAGTAAGAGAAGAAGATGTGTATTATGAATTTCATCACATAATTCCATTATCACTTGGTGGATCGAATGATAAGAGTAACTTAGTTGCTTTGACTGCAAAGGAACACTTTATATGCCATTACCTTTTAACCAAAATAACTTTGGATGAAGATCACAAAAGAAAAATGATCTGGGCATTTTATATGATGCGTGTGGATCCCGTGAAAGGGTTAGATGAAAGAAAAAGATCATCCAGATACGAATTGGCTAGAAGGTTGTATGTTGAAAATCATCCTACAAAAAAGAAAGAAATTGTAGAAAAAATAAGACAGTCGACCATAACATTTTACTCTTCAGAGGAATACTGTCAAAAAAGAAAAGCAAGTGTAAAATACACCAAGTGTAAATGTGGATGTGAAAATTTGATTGAATATTACGGTAAGATTATACCAAAGTTTCTCAATAAAGAACATTATTTCACGTACTTAAGAAGTGATAATAAACCTCCGGTTTCGGCGGAGACAAGATTAAAACAGTCAATGACTGCAGTCAAAAGAATAAAAAGTCTCACCGAAGATCAAAGAAAAGATAGAATGTTAAAATCTACACATAGGTGTGATCATGTGGAAAGAGGTAAAAGGATATCTTCGGGTAAAAAAGGAAAATCTACATCTCAACAAGAGTTGATGGGAAAGCGCTATGCTAGAATGAGTGATGAGGAGTTTAAGGCTTTTGTTTACAGCAAGAAAAGACCTGATAATATCATACGTAGAATGATTAAGTTAAGGGAAAGATATGCCTGAGGTAGTTGATATTGATTTAAGTGATCTTCATTCCTACGGTGACGATTATGAAGTTTATGATGAAGAAAAGAATCAGTGGGTTGATATAAAGTCTTCTTGCTATATGGATGGAGGGGGCTTTCCAGACATCTCAAAGGCCGACAAAGAGATCACTGCCATCACCCTCAGTCGTCGGGGTGAAAAGGTCGTCCTTGGCTACTTTGACTACAAGCCCAAGAGCGATAACGTGCACTACATCAGGTGCAAGGACGAGTACCACCTTCTCAATAACTTCCTCAAGATCTGGCAGTCGGGTCGCTATCAACCGGACATTCTAACCGGATGGAACATCGAGTTCTTTGATCTTCCATACATCGTGAATCGGATCAAGAATATACTGGGCACTCATGAGGCCAAGAAGCTCTCTCCGTGGGGTATCCTGGAAGAGCGGACAGTCGAGTCTCACGGTCGTGAGAACCAGGTGTTCATTCCCGCTGGCATCAGCATCCTGGACTACCTGAACCTCTACAAGAAGTTCAAGTTCGAACAGCAAGAGAGCTACAAGCTAGAGTCCATCGCCGAGGTGGAAAAGCTCCCAGTCAAGAAGCTCGACTACAAGGCTGAGGGCTACACCAGTCTTGATGATCTTTACAAGCGGAATTTTGAGCTGTTCATCGACTATAACATTCAGGACACCACCGTGGTCGACTTGCTTGAGGACAAGCTCAAGTTCATCGACCAGGTGATTGCCTTTGCCTACGACGCCAAGGTCAACTACGGCGACGTCATGACCACCGTGCTTCCCTGGGACGTTATCATCCACAACTACCTGCTAGACCGAGCCATCGTCATCCCTCAGTTCAAGAAGGGTGACTTCAGTGAGTCTCTGGTCGGTGGTTACGTCAAGGAGGTCAAGCCCGGACTCAAGAAGTGGGTGGTTTCTCTAGATCTCAACAGCCTGTACCCGCACCTGATCATGCAGTACAACATCTCACCCGAGACCAAGGTTGGTCGAGAGCCTTACTTCCCTGTGATCGAGTCTATCCTTGATCAGCATGCGGTCATCGAGGACACAGGACACGCCTATGCAGCCAACGGTGTCAAGTTTACCAAGGAGAAGCAGGGCTTCCTTCCGGCGCTCATGGAGAAGATGTACAATGACCGGACCGAGTACAAGAAAAAGATGCTTGAGGCCAAACGTGAACTTGAGGAACTTGGTCCTGTTGCTCCAGAGGACAAGCGCCGAGAGATAACCAACCGCATTGCAAGGTATCACAACCTACAGCTCGCCAAAAAGATCCAGCTAAACTCAGCTTATGGGGCATGTGCAAATGAGTATTTCCGCTGGTTTGACTTTGATCTGGCTGAGGCAATCACCATGTCAGGTCAGTTGTCCATCCGCTGGATCGAGCGAGACCTTAATACTTATTTCAATAATCTTTTAAAGACGGTTGACGTGGATTATGTGATTGCTTCCGATACCGATTCCATTTATGTCAACATGGAGCCTCTGGTCGGTCTACTGGATGAGACTGACACCAACAAGATCGTAGAGGCACTCCATCAGTTCTGTGAAACCAAAATTCAAAAGGTGGTTGATCGGTCCTATCAAAATCTAGCAGACTACATGCATGTATATTCTCAAAAGATGCACATGAAGCGAGAGACCATTGCCGACAAGGGCATCTGGAAGGCTCGCAAGATGTACATCTTGAATGCCCTAGATATTGAAGGAGTTAGGTTCACTGAGCCCCAGCTCAAGGTCATGGGCATCGAAGCCGTCAGGTCCTCGACTCCTAAGGCTTGTCGAGCGAGCATCAAGGAAGTGCTGAAGCTCATCATGAACGGCGACGAGGAAGTCGTGCAGAAGTACATTGCCGACTTCAAGGAGCGGTTCATGGAGCTACCCTTCGAGGACGTCGCCTTCCCTCGCGGCATGAAGGGCATGGACAAGTACAAGGACCGACACAGCGTGTACATCAAGGGCACTCCGATCCACGTGAAGGGCGCCCTGCTCTACAACCACATGCTGGTCAATAACGGACTCGACAAGAAGTACCAGTCCATCGGGGATGGCGACAAGGTCAAGTTCTCCTACCTCAAGGTGCCCAATCCGGTGGGAGACCACGTGATCGCGATCCTTGACGAACTCCCTCCCGAGCTTGGACTAGACAAGTACGTCGACCGAGAGACACAGTTCCAGAAGGCCTTCCTGGAGCCCATCAAGTCCATCCTTGAAGTGATCGGGTGGCAACACGAGAAGGTCAGTAACCTAGAAGACTTCTTCAGCTAACAGGAGACACTCAATGAATGAAAACGACTTCGGCTTCACGTTCGTTGACGAGGAGCAGTTTACCAAGATTGAAAAGGTAGAGAACACTGAGAAACTCATGCAGCTTCGAGCCATGATCCTGCCGCTCCTCTTTAATCTCAGAAAGAATCCCGAGAAGGACATGATCCAGTGGCCTGGAAAGGACCGCATCAAGAGCATCGATGCTTTCATCAAGAAGATGGACGACCTTGTCGACGGTTGACTTGTTGACTGCTCGTGATATAATCAACAAGATCCATCAACACAAGGAACTATAATATGACCGATCTAAAATCACGCCTGATTAAGAACAGCACCATTGATCACA